CGTTGTTCATCAGATCATCCGTGTGGAGACAACGGAGCAGGACAACACTGCGATCATTCATGAGCTGATCCTGAGGGCTTAACGATGGCACGCGAGATCCCGCTGGACCAAATCGGTGACTACTACCGGGAAAGCATTCGGATCTTAGTTGCTGCCACGACGCTTGAAGCCGAGAAGCGCCTCAAGGAAAAAACACCTGTCCGTGTTGTTTACGAAGGCGAGCCGAAAGGTGGGGGACGATTACGGAACGCCTGGCAGTCTGATCCTGCGAAAGGCGAAGTAATCAACAACGTCGAATACGCCGAGCCGGTTATTTACGGAACGAACCTGCCACCCTCTTGGAAGGGTGAATACAGGACACGGCAAAACACCGTCCCCGGCTTCCCTGATCTCATCGCTAAGGAGCTTGAGTCATGGACCAAGCGCGAGTACAACAAGATTGCGAACAGGTGACGCATGGCTGCTGCTGATCTCAACTCCATTAGGGCCACGATCGAAGGCAGGCTTGCCACTGAGCTTGCAAACAGTCCGGCCATCCCTGTTGTGTTTCACAACATGGCGTATGAGCCGACGCCGAATAGCTCATGGGTGCAGTGCCTCACGACCTTCGGGGCAAATGAATATCTAGGTCAGGGCCTGACAAGTAACTCTCAAAACCGGATCGTCGGCCTTCTCGTAATGAACATATTTTCCGCCAAAGGCGTAGGCCCTGGTGCGAACCTAGTCATTGGTAAACGCATTCGGGATTTGTATAATCGAGTTATCGTGTCGGGGGTTTTCTTCGACGCTCCTTCTGGCCCAGAGGCTTTGGCTTCGCCAAGTCCCGAGGGTTACTTCCAAACTCAGGTCCGTGTGACCTTTGAATTTATCGAGGAACTCTGACCATGGCCACCATCCGAGGCGAATCCGGCTCAGTCGAATTTGAGACCGGCAGCGGCAGTCTTGCCCAGGTTGTCGGTACCCGCAGCTGGAGCCTCTCAATCACCAAAGAGACTCTAGACACCACCGTACATGGCAACACCTTTCGCCAGTTTGTTGGCAGCCTTGTAAGCGGCTCCGGCACTGTTGAGCTGGTCTATGACCCTGACGCAACTGGTCAGGCTAGTTTCATTGAGGACATCATTAAGACCGGCGACACCGCTGATGCCTCTTTTGAGTTGTTCACTACCGGCAACACAAACGGCACTGATTCTGTTTCATTTGGCGGCATCATCACTGACATGGAGATCACTTCGACCGTCGGTGAACTGGTTGTTGCCACCTGCAACTTTATTACTAGCAGCACCATCACTTCTAACCTTGAGTGATAAGGCTATAGTTTGGGTGGCAAATGTGTCATCTAAATGCCTGCCGGAAATCGTACAGTTGACTTGCTGGTTGGGGCGTTCGACCTCAACCAGCGTCGCAAGTTTGAACTAAAGAACGCAGACGGCAAAAAGATCGTCGATCTGTACTTCAAGCCAATCACTCGGGCCGATCGCAAAAAAGCCTCTTCCCTTGCTGGGACTGATGAGGCTTTAGACATCAGTACGCAGATGTTGTGCCAGGTCGCTGAACTAGAAGACGGCACTAAGGCTTTTGCTTCTGCTGATGCCGCGAAGCTTCAGCGTCAGTTGCCTGAGGCTGTGCTGAATGAGATCGAGCTGTTTTTGTTTGGCGTTGCAGATGAAAGCGAAAGCATTGAAGACGCAAAAAACGACTGAAGCAGGACAGGTGGACTTTCTTTGAGTTCTTCTTGGCCTGCGAATTAGGGATGACAGTCAGCAGGCTTCGCACGGAATTGACTGATGCGGAGCTTGTTCACTTTGCCGCTTATTTCCAAATCAAGGGTGAGGAAGAGGAAAAAGTGATGGAGCGCGCAAAGCTGAAGCGGCGGTAAGATTGACTTATCGCCGGAGTGGTCGTGCCCGAGTCAGTCCTTAGGTTTAGGGTTGAGACTGCTGACGCGAACCGCAAGGTTGCGAAGCTTGAGGAGCAGGTCCGCAAACTTGAGGTTGCATTAAAGAACAGTGGAGGGTCGTCAAGAAAGGCGGCCACAGGCATGAAAGCTTTCAGCCAAGGGGCTGGGGCGGCTGGAGTTAGCGCGAAAGCATTAGGCGCTGCGGTCAAGGGCATCTTGGGTCCGTTGTCTTTGGTGGCAACGGCAGCAGGAGCTGTCGTCGGAGGATTCAAGGGTTTCGTTGAGGCAGATAAGGCAAGAGCCGCAGTTAAGACACTTGGCGTCGATGTCAAAACGCTTGAAGGGCAGCTTGTCGGCGTTGTCGCTAGGACGGGCGGTTTAGCAAGCACCAATCAGCTTTTAGCTGCTTCGTATGACGTAGCTTCTGCCGGTTTCGGTAAAGCCGCAGACATCACCAAGATTCTTGAAGCGTCATTGCTTGGCGCTGTTGGCGGTATGACCGACATCGGCACAGTTTCCGATGCGGCAACGAGTGTGATGAACGCTTTCGGCTTGACGACCGATAGCGTGAGCAAAATCGTTGACGGTTTTGTTCAGACTCAGAACGACGGCAAAATTGTTGTCGGGCAGTACGCAAGCCAAATCGGTCGTGTCGCTCCGATCGCAGCCGCTGCGGGTGTCGGTATTGACGAGCTGAACGCCGCGATCTCAACTGTCACGGCACAAGGTGTTCCGGTTGAGAGTACGTTCTCCGGCATCAACCAAATCATCGCCTCGATTGTTAAGCCGACGAGCGAAGCAGCGAAGGCAGCCAAACGATTAGGGCTGGACTTCAGCAGTGCTGCAATCAAGACCAAGGGATTCGGCGGTTTCCTTGAAGACGTAATTAAGAAGACAGGCGGCAGTGAGGTAGAGATCACCAAGCTGTTTGGTTCCGTTGATGCGCTGAAGGCATTGATGCCTTTGATCAATGACGATCTTGTCACGTTCAACAAAAACCTAGACAACCAAAAGAACGCTACTGGTGCTGCTGGTGATGCCGCTGACATCATGGGGCAAACGGTGTCATCGCAGATAAGTCAGATTGTCAACAACATCACGACCCTTGTGAGAGGGCTTGATCAGGTCTTAGGGCCTGCAATCAAGGGCTTATTGAATCTCATCAACTCAGTGCTTACTGCTGCAACAGCGGCGGTTGCGAAGCTGACTGAGATGTTCCAAATGAATCGCGCAAGGACACAAGCGCGTAAAGAGCTAGGCGGCGTGATGGGTCGCGGGACGAGGAAGGCTGATCCTGCGGCAGTGGAGGCCCGAGCGCAGGAGATATTTGAAGCGTCACAGGCATCAGCAGCGGCAGCAGCGGCAGCGACTGGCACGCAGCCCCCTGCCAATCAAATCTTGCCAACAGGGGGCGATTTAGCGGGCGCAACGGATCCTCTGCAAGGGATTAAGAGTCAAGTCCAGTCTCTAAAAGACAAAGTTGCGATAGAGAAGCAAAGCACACCTGAAATGCGTAGGCAGCAAAAACTTATTAACGACATCGCTGCGCTAACAAGAATTAGAACAGAAGACAATGCCGCTTTGGTTGATGAGGCTATCAAGTTAACTGGTGAGTTATTTCATCAAGAAGAACAACAGCGCAAGAACGCGGAAGCTGATAAGCAAAGACAAGAGGCCGCTAAAAAAGCGTTGCAAGCGCAGCAAGCAGAGGCGCAACGTCTTCAGCAGTTGTTTGGGGGTATTGGGCAAACTATTAGTAATGGGATTGTCGGTGCTTTGACAAGTGCCCAGAGTGCTTCTGAGGCGCTTGGAAACACACTCAAGAATGTTGCGAATCAGTTGTTAAAGCTTGGCATCAACACCCTGCTAAATGCTGCTTTCCCAGGGAGTAGTCTGTTTTCAGCCTTGCCTCGGTTTGCAAATGGTGGCCGCCCGCCAGTTGGCCGCCCGTCAATCGTTGGCGAGCGTGGTCCTGAGTTGTTTGTGCCTAGTAGGGCTGGCACGATTGTTCCAAACCACGCAATGGGCGGGGCTAACGTGACCGTAAACGTTGATGCTTCTGGATCTTCAGTACAGGGCGACGGTCCTAGTGCTGCGCAGCTTGGCAAGGCGATTGGCGCTGCAGTCCAGGCTGAGCTGATCAAGCAAAAACGACCAGGAGGCTTGCTGACACGCTGATGGCTACCTTCCCTTCAATCAACCCCACTTACGGGGCACAAAAGACAAGCCAGCCCAAGGTCCGCGAAGTGCAAATGGGCGATGGCTATGTGCAGCGTCTGACGTTCGGCCTCAACCAGGATCCCAAGGTGTGGAACCTGACCTTTGAGGTATCAGAGACCGATGCTGACACCATTGAGACCTTCCTTGAGGCGCGTGGTGGGGCAGAGAGCTTCACTTGGTCGCCGCCTGATGAAAGCGACTCTTACAAGTGGGTTTGCCTTAACTGGAGCAAGACGATCCCATATCTAAATCGTGCCACGATCCAGGCAACATTCCAGGAGGTCTTTGACCTATGAGCGATGTGATTATGTTCGAGGAGCTGATCAAAAGCTCCCCGTTTGCTGTCATTGAACTGTTTGAGCTGCACCTTGACCCTGTCATTCATGGCAGCAACACTATTTTTCGTTTCTACAGCGGCGTTGTAGTCCAGACCTCTACGGCTGAAATTATTTACCAAGGCAACACCTACATTGCTATTCCCATCGAGGCGCAGGGCTTTGAGTACACAGCCGGACAGAGTGGATTCCCTAGGCCGACATTGCGTGTTGGCAACCTGTTTAGTGTGGTCTCAGCGTTAATGCTGAACGTCAATGAGACGACGTTTGGCAATGACCTAACCGGCGCGAAGGTGGTGCGGATTAAAACGCTGAGCCGCTTTCTAGATGCAGTCAACTTTACCGGCGGCACAAACCCTTACGGGACGCCATCGGGAGAGCAAATGCCGCAGGAGATCTATTTTGTCAATCGCAAGATCGTTGAAAACCGCGATGTTGTTGAGTTTGAGCTGGCGGCAAAGCTTGACTTAGAAAACATCAAGGCCCCAAAGCGTCAGTGCCTTGCCAACGTTTGCCAGTGGATTTACCGCAGCACCGAGTGCGGCTATACAGGCACGAATTATTTTGACGAAAATGATAATGCCATTGGAGCCACTGCCGCGCCAAACTTTACCTATTCAAGCGGTGATGAAGAACTTGCTAACGGTCAATCTCTGACCGCTGGTGAATTTTTAGTATCAAGCAATGGTTGGTACAGGGCGCAGTTTGGGGCGAAAGGTGACTTTTTTATTTTCAGCAAAGCCTATGACCCAAGCAATGTGACTCAAGTCCTTTGGCGCACTGGAACGTCAGACCAAGGTGGTACAAGCATCACCATGGGCACTAACGGTGATTTCTTTATCTCAACCGGCACAAAGACTATTTGGCAAACACATACTGCATTTAAGGGCACAGCATCAACTGTTAGCTGGAACAGTTACATCCCTGAGACCGCTACACCAGGAAGGCACGCTGCTTTTTATCACGAAATTTTTGGCAATGCAGATGACAGTCCAAACACAAATGTTACTCAGCAGAAAACCTTTACCCTTGCAGACGGTCGAACAATAACCTTGGAATTTACTGCCTCTAGTGTTTTGCTGGATGCAGACGATGAGGCAAGAACCCTTGGCGTCGAAAGGCGATGGGAAAATCCTACAAGTGCCTTCACTGCCCCTGCAACTGTTATCAGCTCAAACGGTCTTTTTAAAAAAGACGAGGTGATTCGCGTTACTGTTGACACGAGCGAAAGCAATCCATACCGCAATCAACAACTGTTAGAAAGCGGTATTTTTTACACAGTGGGCGCCGTTTACACAGTTACTGCTACCGCTTATTCAACTGCCAAGGTTGTTTTGGAAGACGATGGCAACCTGAAGGTTGTAGATGGCGGTGGTTCTATCTTGTATCAAACCAATGCGCGGGGCGTAGGGGAGCCTTTGCGTCAAACAGGTACAGCAAATCCTCTTGATGATGTTTGCGGGAAGCGTGTAACTAGCTGTAAAAAGCGTTTTGGTGAATATGGCGAGCTGCCGTTTGGCTCATTCCCAGGTGTCGGGACAAATCTTTCATGAGTGATTGGCGTTCTGCTGCATTTGAGCACGCAAAGGCTGATGCACCCCGTGAAGCTTGCGGGTTGCTTGTCATTGTCAAAGGCCGTGAGCGTTACTGGCCCTGCAGGAACTTATCGGAGTCACCGGAGGAGCTGTTCATTCTTGACCCGGTTGACTATGCAGCGGCAGAAGATGCCGGTGAAGTGATGGCTGTTGTCCATAGCCATCCGACAACAAGGGCAGAAGCAAGTGAGGCTGACAAGGTTGCTTGTGAGAAAAGCGGATTGCCTTGGCACATTGTCAGCCTTGTCACTGATGGCTGGTGCGAGACCAAGCCATCGGGCTACAAGCAAGAGCTGCTAGGCCGTCAATGGGTATGGGGCGTCAGCGATTGCTGGACCCTTGTCCGTGATTGGTACGCAGAGGATGGACTGCAGTTGCGCGACTGGGATAGGCCGCCGCTGTCCACCTTCAATGAGGAGCCGATTTTTGATGACTGCTGGAAAGAGACTGGCTTTCAGGAGGTTGAATTAAAAGATCTGCAGCGTGGTGATCTGTTGTTGATGAACATCGACGCAGCAAGAGGTTTGAACCACTGTGCTGTGTACCTAGGGGATCAGCAGATTCTTCAGCACTTGCGGGGTCGTCTGAGTTCTCGCGATGTTTATGGCGGTTATTATTTAGCCAACACAGGTCGTTTCCTGCGCCACGAAACGAGGCTCTGACGA